GAACTGGTGCTTGCTTTCACCGCATCCGCGAAGATTTCCTTCGGACGCATGCGCTCGACATCTTCCAGCAGACCGGCGTTGGTTTCTTTCAGCTTCTCGATCTTCTGATCTGCCATTTTCAGGGCGCGGGCGAAGATCTGCTCCGGGGTGTTCCAGGCTTTTTCCAGGTCAATGAAGTATTGACGGTACTGCTTGCCTTTCTCGGATCGCTGGATCATACAGATCTGTTTTGCCATGTCTACGGAAATCTGGTAGTCCATAATATCTCTTTTGACCTCTCGATTTCCCTCTAATCGAACCTTCTCATTTTTGAGTAAGTTGAAATCAACCCCATTTTCAAATCCATATTCCGCCATTCTCGAGAACCAATCATTGAATCTCGTATTGATTTCCAATGCTTCATGTAAATCTCTTGCTGATACGGTCGGCTGTTCTGCCTCGTAGTTAATTTTTAACAACTCGTTCATCTAATTCCTTCTTTCTATCTTTATTTTTGATTTTGTGTTATACTTCTTTCAAAATATTTTGAAAAGGAGAATTGCCATGAATAGTGATGTAACCATTATCCAATCTCGCTTTCACTACACCGAAAAAGCATATGTGCCAAACACTTCGAACATCGTAGTTATCATTGACGAGCTGATCAAATTGATGGAACCGTATTTTCACAAACAAGCCCCTACATTCCGACTTATAAATGATATTCGCTTTGATCACCCAGAAACCGCTTCTACTTACGATAAAATTCATATCTGCTGTATGGTCACTTCTTGGTCTCAAATAGCCTATCAATTTTCCCATGAATTCTGTCACCTTTTAATTGGAAATCCAGTTCCACAAAAGATGCGATGGTTTGAAGAAAGCATTTGCGAACTTTCCTCTTTGTTTTTCATGGAACAGCTGGCCATTGTTTGGGCAAAAAGTGGAATCCTCGGTCATCCCGAATACGCGGGATCTTTTATCTCCTACTGCGATAATCGCATGAATTCCGTATCTAACCTTCAAAATCTTTTGGATGTCTCCGATCCATCTTCTAATATTTGGGTTCATGCTGTTTCCGAATGCTATGACAGAAATTTCAATTTGCAAATTGCCAAATTACTTCTACCAATTTTTCGCAAATACCCTGCATTATGGGAAACTGTTCCCCTTTTAAGCAGGTTACCAGAAGATGAAAGCTCACTTACTCGGTATTTAAGTTATTGGAGCATCCTTTCTGGAGAATCATTCCGGCAGCCTTTTGTAGAACTCGCTGAAACTCTTCATTGTTCCATGTAAGACCAATTTACCCACTGATTCTCACGCCATAACCAAAACTCAGCCGCGCCACCGTTGTAATAGATATAAACTTTATATCCTGTTACCTCTGGTGGCTCTGGTTTCCCGCCAAGCAAGATCTCTTCTCTTTTCGCCATGAACTGATGCATAGCAAAAGAAATTGTTTTTTCAAGCTGTGCATAGTCAACGCCCATAGCTCCCGGTGCTCCCTTAGGGCATCCGTAATTCTTGAACGTGTTCATGTAACTCACCTTCTTTCTTTTTTCTGTCATCCTGTTTCTGGCTTACCATGGCTTCTCCCATTCCCAAGAGATAACCCTTGTCAAATTCAGACATTTTAGGAATTGCCGTTGCGATGGTTTCCAGAATCTGTTTTTCTTTTTCTGACATCTCGTTTCACTTCCTTTCTTTGATTTACCAACAACACAATGATTTTTCTCGCTTGCGTTGTTGCTATGCGTCTATTATATGTGGCTTAAGGTCTTTTGTCAATAGTTTTTTTGTGGCTTTTCGACTTTTTGTTCTTATGCCACAATTTTATATTGATTTTTTTTCTGTCATGGGTTACAATACATTCAAGGGAAAGAGGTGAGAAAATGAATGAACGTCTTAAGAGATTAAGAAAAGAATTAGATATAACCCAGCAAGAATTTGCTGACAAACTTGGAACTGCAAGAAATAATATCGCCGGTTACGAAACAGGTAAACGCCAGCCAAGTGATGCCGTCATCTCTCTTATATGTAAGACAGACTTCCCAAAAGGAAGAGTCAATGAGACCTGGCTACGCACCGGTGAAGGAGAAATGTTTATTGAAGCGTCCCGTGATGAACAGATCGCCGCTTTCGTCGGCGGCATTCTAAAAGATGAAGAAGACACTTTTAAGAAAAAGTTCATATCAATGCTGGCTGCGTTAGATGAATCCGACTGGGAATCCCTGCAGAAAATGGTTGAATTATTGCAAGAAAAAAAGGGCTGATTACCTCAGCCCCAAGATCGCTTTGACATACGTATAGATCAGGAATAATCTCCTATCATCGGCATGATCGAGCATTTCAATTATAAGTTTCTTGTAATCATCCATAATATGTACCCTCCGATCTGGTATTATTATACTAGAACATTCGTTCGATTTCAACATTTTTTTACCGAACACATTGTTCCGTATATCAGTAATACGCCTCGGTGGGTCGCAAATTAGCAGATTTTGGAAATCGTCCGAAAACTCGGACACTTTCTGAAAATCACTTATAAGGGCTGTCATATAAATCGTGCATCCGCACTTGCAAGCCCTTAGCAATCTGCTCCAGTGTATCCAATCGCGGTATGCTTCCATTGCACAGATCATTGAGCGTGGACTTCGGGATTCCGGTCAGAATTGATACCTGCCGGAGAGAGAGGTTTTTCTTATAGATGACTTCTGCAATTAATATCTTCATGCAGATAGTATCTGTAAAATATAAAAAAACATTCTGAAAAAATAATAAAAAATGTACAGAAGGTAAAAATCTATTATGGGAATTTTAGACTTTCTTTTTGGTAAAAGCAAAGCAGTTGAAAAGCTTGACAAAAATACCATTTACCAAAAATATTATACGGACTATCCTGAAAAACCATATATTTCTAACGAAAGAAATATACGAGAATGGTTGGAGCGTGCAGAAATGTTTCCAAGTCAATCTTTAGTTTCGAGAAATATGATGGTTCGTTATAATGATGGCTTATTACCTGGTCACATTTACATGTTATACTGGTTAAAAAAATATTCAAACAAAAGGATACCCACATACTTCGAATATAAATACGGCATTTCTTTTGAAAAAGAAAAAGCTTTTTTGACTAAAAGAGGGTATCTCCTCAATGCCAAACCAACTTCAAAAGGAGAAGCTGCACTAAACAATCACAAAGACGTTATAGAAACCCATAACCCAGAATCTAATATCAATCTTTCTAAAATGCCAACGCCTTCTGAAGATCTTGTTTATAATAATTTATCCGGAAAATCATATGAAGCGAAAGGAGATACTGATTCTGCCATCATCTTATATGAATATAACATACAGCAAAAGGATCAAGGTTCTTTTCCTTACGAACGTTTGGCTATTATTTACAGAAAGCAGAAAAAATACTCCGAAGAAATTAGAGTCTTAACTTCCGCAATAAACGTATTTACTGACCAGGTTCCTGACACAAGACCTGATAAGCTTAAGAAATTAACTTACTTTAAAGAACGTCTCGAGAAAGCAAATACTCTATATTTAAAACAATCGGCTTCAAAATAAAGGCAGCTACATGCCTAAACACTGTAATTTTTCGAATTTTTGAACGTATATAATGGGGATGTTATATCCTACATATAAAATACATTTCAAAAGGAGAATGTCTATGAAAAAGAAAATCGTAACCCTCATTCTGGCAACTGCCCTCACCGCTTCCACTCTGACTGCCTGCGGATCGTCAACCGCTTCCAGCTCCTCAAGCGCTTCGTCTACCGCTTCCAGCAGCATCAGTGAGACCGAAACTCCAACACCGACGCCTACGGAAGAGGCCACACCGACTCCAACCGAAGAAGCCGCAAGTACGCAGTCTGAATCTGAAGACTCCAGTGTTCCATGGGACTACACATCAGCTCTTAATTCAGCTGAAAGCTACAGCGAAGTAATGCGCATGTCAAAAGCTGGTATCTACGATCAGTTGACCTCTGAATATGGAGACCAGTTCTCGGCTGAGGCTGCCCAGTATGCAGTTGACAATATGACCGCCGACTGGAATGCAAACGCGCTTGCAACAGCAGAAAACTATAACGAAACAATGCATATGTCGAAAGCTGGACTCTATGATCAGCTTACTTCTGAAAATGGCGAAAAATTTACCGCTGAAGAGGCGCAGTACGCTGTCGACAATATAAATGCCGATTGGAACGAAAACGCGCTCGAGACCGCAAAAGACTACCGCGATAATATGGATATGTCGCCAGAAGCGATCCGCGATCAGCTTACTTCTGAATACGGTGAACAGTTTACCGCCGAAGAAGCCGATTACGCTATACAGAATTTAGACTAAAATAAAAAACCGCCCCGGTGCGCCAACATCAGGACGGCTCAGTAACATTCCGAAGAATGATACCAGTTCGCAAAACATATTGTATCATCTTCGGAAACGTCAGACAAGCAGAACGTTTGTTTTGGCGTTTTTTCTTATATTCAAAATTGAAAACTTAAAGAAGGTGATATTATGTCAGCACTTAAAAATGGTGCTCTCTACATCCGCGTCAGCACCGCGGATCAGACAGAACTCTCTCCGGATGCCCAGCAGCGCCTACTCCTGGACTACGCGAAGAAGAACGGGATTGTCATCGCAAAAGAGTTCATCTTCGAGGAATCCGTCTCCGGCCGGCATGCGGACCGGCGGCCGAAGTTTCAGGAGATGATCGCGCTTGCCAAACAGGAGTCCCACCCGATCGACGTGATCCTGGTCTGGAAATACAGCCGGTTTGCCCGTAATCAGGAAGAATCCATCGTCTACAAATCACTGCTGAAAAAGAGCAATGTAGATGTGATCAGTATCTCAGAGCCACTGATCGACGGTCCGTTCGGTACGCTGATCGAGCGTATTATCGAATGGATGGACGAATACTATTCTATCCGTCTCTCTGGCGAGGTTCTGCGCGGCATGAAGGAAAAGGCTCTGCAGCACGGCTACCAGACAACGCCATGTCTTGGATACCAGGCGGCAGGCGGCGGCAAACCGTTTGTGATCGATGAAGCGGAATACCAGATTGTCAAATACATCATGGACCAATATGATCT